CCTCGTCAATCGTTTTATTAACCGCACGCTCTTGCCACGTATCATGCGCCATTAATATTAGTTTTAAATCCTTGGCTCGCATTTGGATCATTTCATTGGCAGGTGCATTCTTAACCCTTAGTTTGGCACGCTCTACAAATGAAATGTCGTTCATAAAAGCTATCCTTATATAGTTAGTTTAAGCAATTAAATTGCTAATGTCAAATACTATCGCACTTTAAATTAATAAGAATTTTCAGCTTTTCAAAATATGCTTTCATTTTATCTGGAGAATGATCTGGAATTGTTCCATCATTATATAAAAATATAGCTCGCAGCCCATCATCTGAAATTCTAATGTAATTATCCCAAGATAGCCTCAATAACGTTTTATTAAGCATTCTTTTAAATCGTATGGTGTAAATGCTATAATCATGTGGATTTATGGGGTGTTGCGCTCTTTTATTCGTACCGCAAGGTTGATATTCTCTATTCAACAATAACCAAGACCCATCACTTTGCTCGCGCATTGTATAAGGCAATATATTTTGTCTGAAATTTCCTAATGGCATATTATTTATCCTTCTTTTGAGTGGGATCAACTTTACTTTGCTCTTCATAATTCAAAATATCGCTCATGCTATAACTTACCTTTCCTGATATTTTATTATAAATTGGGCCTTTACCAATCGATCGCCATACAGCAAGAGTTCCTTCGCTTATGCGCCACCTATGGGCTAATTGCTCTGGTGTTAGAATTTCATTCATCATACTTTTCTTCTCCATATTGTAATTCTTCCCGAATCGGTTCGCGGCCTGTTTTTGCTTGGCTCCCAGCCTAAGTCACGCAATATTCTAACGATACGTTTTGCATTTTTTGTATTGGTTTGCTCTGCGGTTAAGTTCAATCCGCGCGCAATTTTAAACACACTGGTTTCCATTCCTTGAGTTAAAAGGAAATCGTTTACTGGTTCAGTCCATGAATCTTCTTCTTTGCGTCGCACTTGCTCTATACTAGCCCATTCTTTTTCATCATCTTCAAGCCAAGTACGCTCTTTTAAAACATCGTATCTATAAACAGCCTCAGCCCATAACTGATCCTTATTCATTTTAAGGCCGTCAATATCCACATGACTACATTCAACCGGCCAAAAACGTCTACCACCCGTTGGATCTACCAAATAGCCTTCAGCTCCGTCATTGTTGGTAGTGGCTGCAAATACAAAATAGCGTGGTCTTTTAATTTGATTACGCCCATATGCAGGTCGATATTTATCAATTTTACGAGTTATAAATGCCTTCATGTAATTAAAATCAGCTTTTGCTAAAGATGCTAACTCTGAAAGCTCAACTATTAAATTTCCGTGCATTTCAGTGAGCGAATCTTTTGATGAAACGTCTCCTGAAAATTCAAGAAAATAAATTTCCTCATTGAACGTGGCCAATACTTCAAATGCCATACTTTTTTTGATGTCCTGTTTACCTTCTAAAATAAGAACGTTATCAAATTTGCATCCCGGATTATAAATACGCGATACAGCTCCCATTAGCCATTTTGAACCAACAGCCTCTAAATATTTTTTATCCTGTTTTTCCGCTCCAAGATAATAAGTAAGCCAATTATTTATTCTCGGCGTGCCATCCCATTTAAGCTTCTCAAAATAATCTTTTGCAGGATTTATTACATTGTCATAAGCAATTTTCATCATGTAATCTATAACTACATCTTTGCTCGTTTTTATTCCTATTTTTTCAAATTCCTTCACATACATAGCGGGGTCTGATTCTCTTTGTTCTCTTGGAAAAAATCTTTCTTGCCGTTCCCATGGCGGACAGCGCATTAAAAAAATGCTGTCAGTGAAAATATTGTAAACAAGCATGTTCTTAAAAAGCGGATGATTCTCCATAAAAATGTAAGCATTCTCTTTTGATTTTGGATCAAAATCTTTATATCCCCCTTGCTCGACATGATTTTTTTCTAATAAAGCATGAGTCCATTTTAATTCTTCTTTTACAACCGGGACATTTTTCTTTGTTCCGAATATTTCATCCGCAACGCTTTTAAGACCGAACTTTACGTGCCAATCGTTCCAATCAGTATTTTTTGCCGGGTCTAATGGATCGAATAAAGGGTATTTTACCAGGCATTTGCTTTCAACCGCCGCCTCCTGCGCATATGAAATACCGGGGTTGCCTTTTGTGAATTGATCATTATCAGCCGCTATTACGATTTTCCTATCGGGCCATTTAGCACGCATTTGTTTAGCCACACCCGGTATGTTTGATGCGTAAAACGCTAAACAAACCTGTTGTCCCATAGCCTCGTGCACACTTGCGCCCGTCGCATAGCCCTCACAAATGTAAAGCGTTTCGGTTTCATCGCCTATTAAGCAATAGCAATCCTTAGAACGCCCGTCTTTTATGAACCCTTTAAAGCCGTCCGCCGTTATGTATTGAAATGAAACGAGGTAATTTTCGTAATAGGCTGGCACCACAAGCACGCGGTGCATTTCTTTGATGCCATATAGCCCTATACCCTTTAGATCGCTGTACGGGTGCTTTGTGGCCCATTTTAAGCGTCCCCACACTTCATTGCACTTAACGGCAGTCTTATTTTGTAATTCTTCCTCTGTTTCGCGTATTCGGTTCTCAATCCGCTTTCTCTCTTTGATTTCAAAGTTATTTATATTTTTGGTTGCTTTACTACTCCACTTTTCGCTTTGTCCGCGTTTATTGCACCCAAATACCGCCCAAGCGTATTCTGGTGAGACTTGAACGTATCGATACCAGCCATTTTTACGGCCCTTACGATCGCCTTCAACCCTATAACGTCTTAATTTACCGTCTAAAATTAGGCCGTGGGCAGGTGAAACGCCAGAACGCATCATCGCGTCTTTGAATTCCTGTTCCATTTAATCCCCTTATATTTCTTATATTGTTATTATAGATAATTTAAAAATATTATAAGTCAAATAGAATATTGGACGGGTTGGACTAGTGATGGACTGGTGGGAATATTCCCTACCCGTCCATGTTTTTTTATTATATATTAGTTGCTTATCTATATATGGACTAGTGGACAGGTATATTTATATACATATATATAGAAATGAGTTTTTATATATTTGTATATTTATATTATTTATAGAATAGGTGTATTTCTAGCAATTACTGGGAAAGACGTTTTTTGCCCGTCCACTCGTCCATAGAATTATAATATATTGAAAAATAACAATAAAACTTGGACGGGTACCAAATATAGTTACCCGTCCAATACCCGTCCATACTAGTCCACGGGCAACTAAATATTCTTGAAATGTTAAGCGCTTACGTTACTTATGGCCCGCTTATAAGTCAAGGCAAAAAAAGTTGGTATCATTTATATACAAGTATAGGTGGCAATTATTTTGCTGGGTTGAAATTAAATAAAAAATAAGTTATAAATTAATTATGAATCCTAATATTGGCGAATCGCGAAGAGGAAAGCCACGTCCCATAGGTGCGGGACGAACTAAGGGCATACCTAATAAAAAAACCACGGAAGTCAAAGATGCATTGCAAATGGCATTTGATGGACTCGGTGGCGTTACTGCTCTTATGGCATGGGCTAGAGAAGAACCGGGAATGTTTTACAGTCTTTGGGTTAAAATACTACCGAAAGAAATTAAATCTCAAATTACTGGCGGTGACAGCTCAATAAAAATTGAGATAACAGATTTAAGGCAAGCCTCTGAAATTTATAAAATGAAAGCAAAAAGCTTGCCCTTACTTATTCAAAATGGCTGAAAATTGGAATCCTGATTATCTTGCTGAATATAAGCGTCGCATTGAATTATTTGATAATATGCACGATGATCCTTACTTTCTCGCGGCATGTAAACTTCATTATAAATACAATCCAATAGACTTCATAAGCGATGTTTGCGTAACTTATGACCCACGTGTTTCCGACCCAATGCCACGGCTAATGCCATTTATATTGTTTCCAAGACAAATAGAATTTGTAACTTTCTTACATCAATGCTTAAATGAAAAACAACATGGGCTGATTGAAAAAGCTCGTGACGTTGGTGCTAGCTATCTTTGCGTTGCATTTACGGTATGGCTTTGGTTGTTTTATCCTGAAACAGCCATCGGCTGGGGTTCGCGCAAAGAAGAGTATGTTGACAAAAAAGGTGATACAAAAGCTATTTTCCCTAAAATACGCCAGCTTATAGAGTACGTTCCTCCATTGTTATTGCCTAAAGATTTTAATATGGAACGAGATGCTACCTATATGAAAATCATCAATCCTGAGAATGGCGCAATCATCAGCGGTGAAGCGGGTGCAAATCAAGGTCGTGGCTCTCGTAATACCATTTATTTTAAAGATGAATCAGCCCATTATGAACAAGCTGAACTTATTGAGGCCGCGCTTGGTGATAACACGGACGTTGCTATTGATATTAGCTCGGTAAACGGCACAAACAATGTGTTCTATCGCAAGCGCATGGCAGGCGAGATATGGTATCCTGATGTTAAGCCCACTAAGGGGAAGTTGCGTGTATTCATATTTGATTGGAGTGAAAATCCATTAAAGACACAGGAGTGGTATGATGCAAGGCGTGCAAAAGCTGAATCTGAGGGGTTGCTTCACATATTTGCACAAGAGGTCGAGCGCAATTATTCCGCAGCGGTCGATAGACTTATCATCCATCCTGACTGGATCAATGCTGCAGTCGATGCCCACAAGGTTCTTAAATTACCTGTAGAGGGCTCTAAAGTCGCAGGACAAGACGTTGCCGACGAGGGCGGTGACCGCAACGCTTTATCAATACGCCATGGCTGGGTATTGCGTCACGCAGACCACTGGGGCGGAAGCGCTGGGGATGCCGCAAGGCAAGCGGTACCTATCTGTGTTGAGTGGGGAGTCACTGAATTATACTTTGACTCTATAGGTATTGGCGCTGGGTTTAAGGAGGCTATCAACAACATGATGGAGATTGTAAATGAAAAGGGCCAGCCGACATTTCCGCAAAATCTCGGTGTTTACCCATGGAATGCAGGCGCAAAGCCTTTAGATGGTGATAGCCATATTATACCCGGTGATGCCCAAAGCCCCACTAATGAAGATCAATATGCAAACTTAAAAGCGCAGGCTTGGTTTAGAGTTAGAAGCCGTTTTTATAAAACCTATCGCGCCGTGAAATTCGGTGAGCGTTATGAAGCGGAAGAGCTTATTTCATTAGATTCTACATTGCCGCGTCTGCAGGAAATAAAGAACGAATTATCACAACCGCAATATAAGAATTCACAGAATGGTAAAGTGATGGTGGACAAAAAGCCCAGTGGCGCAGCATCTCCTAATATTGCAGATTCTATAGTTATGTGCTTTTGCCCGTGCAGAGAGGTCTCAATCTTTGATTGTTTGTATTGATAGTTGATGTATTAAAGAATTTATGGTATGGGGGATTATGCATAAAATTCCTCTTGTAAAAACCTTTGTAAATAGAATCGGGCATGTATATGGCCTTCTTACTGTTATTAATTATGCTGGGAATGATGGTAAGTGTAACAGTTTATGGGAATGTAAATGCGTCTGTGGAAATGTAATTATTACAAGAGCAAGTAGTATAAGAAGAGGAAAAACCACTAGCTGTGGGTGCGCCCAGAAGGATGCGGTAACAAAGCATTCAATGTTAAGCACTCCTACTTATATAACGTGGAATTCCATGAAGCAGAGATGTTTAAATCCCAATGCGCCTAACTATTATCTTTATGGTGGGAGAAATATAGCTGTATGCAAAAGGTGGTTGTCTTTTGAAAACTTTTTTGAAGATATGGGCAAAAGACCATCAAGAAATCATAGCATAGATAGATGGCCAAACAACGATGGAAATTATGAGCCAGGAAACTGTCGATGGGCTACGGCGAAGGAGCAAAATAGAAATAAACGTGGAGTTACTCTTGTCGAAATTGATGGAAAGAATATGGCTATTTCTGAGGCGGCAGAAATTTATGGTATAAAACCATCCCTAGTTTATGATAGACTTCGATTGGGCTGGGATATTATGGAAGCGTTAAAAACGCCAAAGAAACGGTAATTTATGGTCGAAATGATTCAAACCGAGCAAGACATTATCAACGCGGAAGTGGTGGTTAATTCTCTCAATTCTCTTTGCGATACAATTAATGGATGGGGTGGGTATGGAAGTTTTGGCCCTGAAATTAGTCAGTCTGATGGTTTGTTTAATAACAATCGCTGGTATCTCATATCGAATTTACGTCAACTATTATCGCAGCTTTATGCTGAGCACGGAATTGTGCAAACTCTTGTGGATCAGCCTGTGGATGATGCTTTTCGTGCTGGCTTCGAGATAAAGACATCACAATTAAGCGCCGATGAATTGGAATTGCTAGACGTATATTGCGAACGCAATGAAGTCATTGGCAATATGATGCAGGCCATTAAATGGGGAAGGCTCTATGGTGGTGGCGCTGTAATGGTGGTGACTAATCAAAACCCTGCAACACCGCTCAATGTGGCTAAAATAGGAAATGACACGCCATTAGAATTTCGTGATGTCGATATGTGGGAGCTTTATTACGATGTGCAGAACACCATGGGAACGCTTGTGGTGGGCGGTGCTTTGGGTGAGGCTTATGGCGATTTCTATGATTACTATGGCATTAAGGTTCACAAAAGCCGTGTATTGAAGATCATGGGCAAAAAAGCGCCTTCATTTATTAGACCACGCTTGCGTGGGTGGGGTATGAGCGAGTTAGAGCGTTTAGTGCGTTCATTGAATCAATATCTTAAAAATCAAGATGTTGTGTTTGAATTACTCGATGAAGCGAAAGTCGATGTATATAAAATCAAAGGTTACAATGAGGCGCTCGTAAGTAAGGGCGGAACAGGTGCGGTTGCTAAGCGCATTCAAATGGCAAATCAAATTAAGAATTATAATCATGCGCTTACTATGGACGCGGGCGACGATTATATTCAAAAGCAAATCAGCTTTACGGGACTTGGTGAAATCCTTTTGCAGATTCGTCAGGGCTTGGCTGCTGATTTGAAAATGCCGATGACTAAACTATTTGGCATAAGTAGTGCAGGCTTTAATAGCGGTGAAGATGATATTGAAAACTATAACAGCATGATCGAAGGTGAAGTGCGCAGGAAGAACAAGTTTTTGGTTGCTGATGTAGTGGGTATTTGCTGCCAGAAACTATTTGGTTTTGTTCCAAGTGATTTACAAATTGCGTGGAATCCGTTGCGCATTCTCAATGCCAAAGAGGAAGAAGAAGTCAAAGACTCACAATTCAACCGCGTTATGGCAGGTTACAATTCTGGTCTTGTTATGGATAAGGAAGCCAAAGAGGCTATCAATAAGGATTCATTGCTGGGTGTCGAGGTGGATATTAACGCGCCTGCGCAACCACCTATTGGCACTGGAATGAATGACGATGTTAAACCAGCTTCAGGTAAATCGGGGAAACAAACTCCAAGCGAGGCATGATGAAGTGTGCATGTTGCGAGGAAGAAAAGAAGAAATTAATTGATCCTTATAGCACTTGCCAAGATTGCTATGACGGTATTAAGCGCGAATTTTATAAAAGCTACTTTGTTATATTGACCGAAAGGGGGTGCATGCCATGCTCCAACTCCCTCCCCTTATAGTCAAAGAGCATTACTATAGCGAAATTGAAAAAGAAATTCAGCGCATATTTGACCGTCTTATTTATCAGCCTGTATTTGAATCGCTAGGCACGCGCATGAAAGAGTTCAAAAACAGCGCGAATGCGTTGCTCGATGCTATTGCTATGGGCAATGTGTGGTATCAAAATGGTGAGTTCTATGGTCAATACAGTGCCAAGATAACTAAAGAGCTTATGCGCATCGGCGCGACGTTTAAAAAAAGCACGCGCACATGGAGATTAGAGCAAAGCCATGTACCCTCAGATGTGAAGTTTGCGCAGGCAACGGCGGATGCGCGTTACAATAGATTGTGCGATAAGCTATTGAATACACTAGATAATGTTGATATTGATAATGTTGATTTGATTTCACAAACTACGAGGTCTTATGAAAAAACCCTTTCATCTATGGAGAGTGATTTACAGAAAACCATACCAAAGGGTGAAACAAATCCCACTGATGCACCCGCCACGGCGCGTTCAAAACTAGTAATTGAGGCGCAATTGACCGATGCAATGAAAGAGAAAATAGCTGAGGAGTGGAGCGATAACCTTGATTTATACATTAAGAAATGGTCGCAGGACAATATATTGAGCTTAAGACAGTCCATTCAAACGCATATTT